CTTGCTAAGTTGAAGTTAGATACGATGAAGAAAGACTCTCAACTTAATTTAGAACGATTAGATGAAGAGTTAAGGTTCTTACAAATTAGACAAGAATCAGTTACTGCGGGTACAATTCAATTTTATGATGCACAACGAGATATACTTCAAAAATCATTAAATAGAGAACTTGCAGCTATTGACGATAAGTTGTTAAATGAAAAGATTAAGGAAGAAGATGCTGAAAAACAAAAGTTAGAAATAAAGAAGAAATACAGTAAGGCAAAGGATGAGATTAATAAACAAGAAATTAACGCTTATCTAGGATATGTAACAGCTGGACTAAATACTGCAAGTAGTATGATCTCCAAACAACAAGAGATCAATTCTCTTAAGATGGATAAGGAATTACAACAGGTTAAAGGTAATGCTGAAAAAGAAGATAAGATTAAAGAAAAGTATTTCTACAAGAATAGAGACGCACAAAAAGCACAAGCAATCATTTCAACATTACAATCAGCAATATCAGCTTATTCATCATTAGCTGTAATACCTGTGGTTGGACCTGCATTGGGTGCGGTTGCAGCAGCAGCAGCTTTAGTATTTGGTTATAAGCAAGTTAAATTGATTGGTGAACAAACTTATCAATCAGCAATATCAGCAACAAGTACAGCACCAACTGCAAATCCAGCAATGGCTAACTATGGTAGAAACTATGAGAAAGGTGGAATGATTGGTGGTAAGAGACACGCAGAAGGTGGAACGTTAATTGAAGCGGAGAAAGGTGAAGCAATCATGACAAGAGGTGCGGTAACTATGTTTGCACCAATGTTAAGTATGATGAACCAAATGGGTGGTGGAACATCTTTTTCAAGATCAGCAATGACCACATCAACAGATAATCCAGTAGTAAATAATCCGGCAGTACAACAGTCACCAATGATTGTTAAAACATATGTGGTATCAAGTGAAATGACATCAGAACAAAATAAACAAGCACGTCTGAAAGACTTATCAACATTATAATTATGGCTAAACAAAAATCATCAAGCAACAAGGTATCCTTCGGGAAACGTAAGTGTGGGTCAGCAAAGAAGTCCTACAATAAACATACACCAAAACCTAAACCCTATCGTTCACAAGGACGTTAAAATTATATATATTTAATATTATGGTAAAAAAAGATAAAATATTTGAATTAAAGATTGAAGAGGATGACGAACTATCTGGTGTAGACGCAGTATCATTAGTAGATGAACCAGCAATTGAGATTAACTGGGTAGCGTTCAATAAGACGCACGAGGATTTTGTTATACCTGATGGTGAGGATATAAAGTTCTCATCAATGATTACATCAGTAGGTCAATCTGAACAGGATTTATTTGACGATGGATATGAGTTAGTAAGTGAAGATTTTATATCATCATCACCTAACGCACCTTCATTTGAGGACACCGAAGAAAGATTAATTAGGTACAAATATGTAATCAACCCACAAGCAGGTGGTGCACCTATTGTAGATACAACAAGAGAGTTTTGTAGAGATTTATTACAGAAGAACTTTGTGTATCGTGTAGAGGATTTAGAACGTATTACAAACGATTTAGGGAGTTCAGCAATGGTATGGCGTGGGTCGTACAACTGTCGTCATTTATGGAAGAAAATAGAGTATAGACGTGGTGATAAAATAGTTAATAAAGCATCAGTTACAAAAGGTAGAATTGATGGTGCAGAAAGTCTTGATGTAATGGGTCTACCTCAACCTGACACAAGGGTTCCAGGTAAAGCATCATTTGGTTATGATAATCCATTACCATCTTATGTAGATGAAGTGTCTGGTGATACAATATCTAAATCGTTAGTTGAACCTACAATGTTTGAAGATGTGAATGTAGATGTATATGGATATAAAACAAAATATTTTCAAATATGTCCTGGTGCACAAGCAACATTCTTACACTTAATATCAATGGATAATGATGATAATACGATAGGAATGATTAGAAGTGCTGCTGTTGTTGCTGATAGTATATTCAAAATAGAAGCTGACGTATTGGAATCTAAATTGGCTACACCAGAACAATTAAAAGAAGCTATTGTATTGGTAGATGATTTTAAAGATATTATCAACGAGGTAGATAAGATTAGTGGTATGAAACACGATGTGTCTTATATGGATGGTCATATTGAAACTATTAAATCTTATGTAAAACAAAATATGGAAAGTTATAGTGACTATCCTGATGCGGTAAAGAACAATGCGAAAGCAGTATTAAAATACGTAGAAGAAAATGGTTGGGGTTCTTGTGGAACACCAGTAGGTAAAGTACGTGCTAATCAGTTAGCTAACGGTGAACCTATTAGTTTAGAAACCGTTAAAAGAATGTACAGTTACCTATCAAGACACGAAGCAGATTTGGAAGCAAGTAAAGGATATGATGATGGTTGCGGTAAATTGATGTATGATAGCTGGGGTGGAAAGTCTGCGTTAAGTTGGTCTAAATCTAAAATCAATCAAGCGGAGAAGATGTCTAAACAATACTTCCAAATTGATAACGATGAGAAAAGGGTCGTTTTAGGTCCAGCGATGGTTCCCCACCAAAACATATTTCGCAAGGATGCAATGGGTAATCCATATTATGTGTTCTTCTCTCCTGAAACAATACGTATGATTGCGGAGAAGTATATGAAGAACCAATACACTCGTAATAACGATTTAATGCACGATGGTAAAGCTGTAAAGGATGTGTACGTAATTGAGTCGTGGATTAAAGAAGACGACCAGGATAAGTCTATAAAGTACGGTTATGAGGATTTACCAAAAGGTACGTGGTTCGTTGCAATGAAGATTGCTAAAACTCCAATGGGAGATAAAGTATGGAACCAGGTAAAAGAAGGTAAGTTAAACGGATTTAGCGTTAGTGGTTTCTTTGAGGAAGTACAAGCGTTTAGTAAGGAAGAAATGTTCTTATATAAGGTTGCTGAGATATTAAAGAAATACTAAAAATAAACCCCTCAATTACGAGGGGTTTTTTGTTTTACCTTACAACCCAACAGTTAAACTCTTTAGACCAAATCCAGTAGTCTCCGAAGGTTTTTTCTTTTTGTCTCATCTTATTTGGTGTTCAGATTGTGACCTGTCCCCGTTTTTTAATTTTGTTACACAAAATTAAACATACTATCCATATCTACCAAATAAAGTTATCCACATCCTAAATGGTAATAATCAGTTATATCTATATATATAAGTAAGGAAAATAAACAAAATAAATAAAAGTAAAATTATGTCAAATTCAAAAAGTGCTATTCAAGAGATTAAGAATCTTATGGTGCAGTTTGGTTTTATGTCAGAAGACAAAACTGAAATTGTAAAAGAGATTTTTATTGATGCAAAATTGATTGATGGTACCGCAATTAAAGTTTCTGGTGAAGGTTTAGTTGAAGGTGCTAAAGTAGTTGTCGTTACTGAGGAAGGAGAAATACCTGCCCCAGACGGCGTACACGAACTTGAAGGAGGTATGAAAGTTGAAACTAAGGAAGGTATTATTGCTAAGATTGAAGAAGCAGTAGCTGAAGCACCAGAAATGGAAAAACCTGAAGCCGAAGTTGAGATTGAAGTATCTAAAGAAGGTATGGAAAAAGAAATGGTAGATATGCTAAAAGAGTTTATCTACAAAATGGGTGACAAAGTAAAAAAGATGGAAGAACAAATGTCTACTTTATCTTCTGACTTTAACTCATTTAAAAAAGAACCAGCAGCTAAAAAAATAGCTGACGGTAAAACTGAAAAGTTTAATAAAACCGATGACTATATTGATTCTAAATTAGAAACAATTGCAGCATTAAGAAAAAACAATAAATAATCAAAAACAAAAATCAATAAAATTATGAAAATTTTATCAAGAGAACAATTCGCATACGACGTTGCATCTATCGGTGGATACGTAGACCAAGTTGGTGGTGAATTACTTTCAAAAGCGTTAATCGGTGGTACAACTGCAAGATACGCAAACGTACGTTTAGGTATTAAAGGTACACAAGCATTGAACTTATTAAATTCAGTTGCTTATTTCAATGACGGTGCTTGTGGATGGGAACCATCAGGTACAACTACTTTCTCT